TTAGAACACATTCATAGCGGGGAAGGTGAGACCATCCGACGCCTTGTTATTCTGTGCTCCAACATCCTCTTCAGCGATCGGCTGTACGGAAGAAGCGTCAACGGCTCCGTCCGAGGCCTGGGAATAGAGCTCAAGCTTCACCACCGAGGCGATGTTACCGAAACCCATACCCACGTCCATCCACGCCTGCCAGAAGATACGGTTCGCAATCTTATCGATATAGAACTTCACGTCGTTCAGGGTGTAGTTACGGCCGAAGAACTCCGGAGCCGTGAAGACATACACGTTGCCTTCGCGGAGAATGTCGTTCTTGATCGTACGGATAACGCGCAGACCGAGGACCTTGTTGTAGGTGTAGCCATCAAGAGCGGTTTCGCTCTGGAGACGATCACCATAGTCCTCGAGAGTCCACTGATCGAAATCGTCCGCATCGGACTCAGTGATCAGCATGACTGCCGGACGCAGACGGCCCTGACGGACCACGGTACCGGTAGCATCAGCAACCTGTCGTTTCAGGAGCTTCTTGATGTTAACGATATCCGAGCGCTGGATAGCGAGGGTAGCGAAGGTATCCGCACCCGCAGCAACCTGGAGCGCAAGCGCACCCTTTAGCTTCGAGCACGAGATAGCCGTACCAGCGTTGACGTTGGTGGCGCTGTAAGCAGCACTACCGACCTCACCCTGCATACCATCAATGCACGACTCCACGTGGTTGAGGAACTCGCGGTCCTTAATCTCAACCATATCCTTGAGGCTGTTCTCCTCAATGATACGCGTGACGGGCATTTCGTACGCCATCAGCTCCTGCTCAACGATTTCGAACTTGAGGCTCGAGATCGTGAAGAAGCCGATCGCATACCGCTTACCACTGACGTAGGAAGCGGTGGGCTGTCCACGGAAGTTAATGGCCATCGCCCTGCTGCCAGGCTCGATGTCCACGATCTTCACCATGGTGTCGTGCTCCGTCGAACGCTGGAGATCACCACGAACGACTCGCTCGTTGGGAATCACCATATCGGCGAAGCTCGACTCACGGAGTCGATCTTTAATGTAGTTAAGGCTAGCAGCGGCGGTCTTAGTGGGACCTTCGGTCTCCAACCGCTCAATGAAGCCTGAATTAACCATTTCAGCTGTATAATCCATTGTTTCAGTCTCCTTAGCGGTTTATACGAGGGTTGCGTCGGGTGCGTAGCCGGGTTCCCAGCGAACACTGACATCGTTAGCGGCATGAATACGAGTAACAGTTCCGCAGAACCAGTCACCAGCTGCGACAGCGTCACCGCCGCCAGCAGCAGCAATAGCAGCAGCTGTGGTCAGGACTCGAACGTAGTCACCACTGGGCATGACGCCCCAAGCTACGTACAGGCGATCTCCGATCGATGCAGTAGTAGGAACTACGCACATGCGAGTGCGGAACTCAGAACCCACAGGACCAGTCAGGCAGTGAGCCTTACCAGTAACCTGAGCGTCGTATCGACCGCGCTCCTGGAAGTACAGGTACGCCGGAGCGGTACCTACATCCACGTTGCCTCCGGTATCTAGGATCAGTAGTCCTGTGGCTGCCGCTGCTGCTGCGGGAGTGTTTGCCCCTGCACGCAGAAATGCGGTCCCAGACACCGTAGCGCCAGTGATTGTGCCGTCATCCATCTCCAGCCACTCACCTTCATACAAAGGTGCAGCTGAATCGGGATTCATTGCGTTGAGGGTAGCCGCTTCACCAGCATTGGTGTTGGGTACCCAGGTTAGGTCTCGAGTATGCATCGCGGAATACCCGGGATTGAAAAGCTCGACGTATGTGCCAGCCATTGTAATCTCTCCTGTTTAAGTTATTCGCCCTGAAGGCAGAATGTGGTCAAGGGGTCGAGTATTCCCGTCCCGGGATGGTCGGAAATGTTGGCGATCTGGATTCCTCCAGCAGCCGCCATCTTAACAGCTTCTACGACACTCTCGAGGTGAGCATGACCCCGTAGGCTTGCTACCTTCTCTTCAAATGTCATGTCTGCATTAAGTCCTTTATCTTCCATTTCCGTAGCCAGGGCAGAGATTTCAAGATCTCGCTCATTGTTTGCAAGCTTCTCTCGTAGAGAGGCATTCTCGGCCTCCAGGCTTGCTACCTTTTCGACTAGGGAACGGATTGACGAGGCTCCGCGAGCGGAAACCGCCGCCAACTGTGCATTGCCAATCTTTAGCATGTTGTTCTCCTCACGGTGCACGTTAACGTCTCAGTAATTGATCTAGCCGAGCATGTCTTGCGTCAGACTCGGATAGTACATTGTTTTCTTGGTGAATAGATGCCACTTTTTCTGCCGATGACAAGTTTACCTTATCATAAGCTGCGCAGATACCAGCTAACGCTTCCTTAGTGTCTTCACCAAAGTGCCCGTCAGCAGCAAGATTAAATAGGTCACCGTACTCGGCAACGGAGCCAGTCTTGGCAGAATCGATATCTTCTTTAGAAATGCCATACCTTGCCGCCGCTTCTGGAGTGAACTTGGCTCCCCCAAGGCCATAGGCCTTCGGGCTAATACCTTTACGGAGAAGATACTTCTTGTCCGCACGCATACCTCCGGCCACCTGCCCAGTAAGGGCACCGATTCCGGCACCAATAGCAGCTCCCGGTCCGGCCCCGCCTCGACCAGCCAGCGCTCCTGCCAGGCCACCTGCGAGAGCTCCGCCTCCTCCGCCCAGTAGGACTCCGCCCAGTTGACCCTTCAGGCGGTCGCCGATGAGCTCACTGTTCGCCATGAATTGTCCGACGCCCTTGCTGCCACCGCGCATGGCTCTCTGCATCGCCTGCTGGGCGTCCATAAAACCAGGATCGATAGTGTGCGGGTCCTGCGCCATCTTAACTAGGCGGTTGTAGGTGTTACTTGGCATTGGTTGCCTCAAGGGCCGCTAGCCTTTCAGCAACAGAAGCCGTCTTAAGGCCTCCCTTGGCTGCAGCCTGTGGCCATGCTGCCTGTGCGCTTGCTTCACCGGTATCTCCAACATTGGAGAAGAGCTCAGATAGACGTGCCCTAACGGGTGCCTTGGCCTGACGCTTCGTTGCGTTCTCAGGAGCGGTGTTGCTGCCCAGGAGTGCCTGCCGATTAGCGTTCTCGTTTCCAGACGGAATACCAGACGCGGCCTCGGAGGCAGTAGATTCTGCGGGACCGCCTTCTCCAGCTTCCTTACTACTCATAAGGATGTCGTACAGAGAAGTACCTTCGGCTTGCTTCATGGACTCGAGAAGCTTCTTCTCGCCGTCCTTAGCTTCAGGCTCTGCGGAAGACTGTGCGGGAGATCCCCCACTAACCAGTCCTTGTGGATTAAGCTTCTTCTTCCCTGCAGCGGGAGGAACAGCCTGAGTGCCCTTGGCCTGAGTAGAACTCTGGGCAGGACTGCCTTCAGCAGCTGTCTTAAAGAAACTTCGGATCATGTCTCCTCGAATAGCTCCGGAAACACTTCCGTCGTTATTCGAAGAATATGCAATATACTCAAGGGCATCAGCTAGTTCTGCCGCCTCTTTAACTAAGAGGTCTTCTTCGGTAGAAGCAGCCGACTTAGTCATCTGAGGCACCCCTGAGTTTAGACGAGACTTAGCACTTACAAGTGCTTCGTCGATCATGCTGCGGTAATTGGTGCTCATTTTAAATCGCCCTCAACATATTGGTTGTTATCGAACCTGTGGCGGCAGTGGAGTGTCCGTTGCCGAACCTGTTCTCCCTGCCGGTAAAAGTGAATTAGATGCAGTGAGTTTTCTTGACTCTCCAGTCATTTTAGTCTGTCCGGGAGCTTTTGTGAACTTACCAAAGTTCTGTCCACCTCCGCCATCAGGAGAAGGGACTTGGATAGTGTGCCTTGGCTTTGCCGAGATTTTGACCATCTCGTCTACAAAGTGGGGCCAGATATCTAAAGGTAAGGACACTAATTCAATTCTCCTGGTGTAGAGCGTCCCTGCCCCTAAGGACAGGGACGCTCGAACCTTAACGGTCTAGTAGTCTAGCTCGAAGCCTTCCTCGAAGAGGAATTCTCCAAGGCGCTCATTGGCAAGCTCGTCGACGTAAGCATCAAGCTCAACATCACTAGCGTGCTTGTCATAAAGCTTCTTGGCACCTGCACCGGCAGCAGCGAGGCCACCATACGCAGCGGTAGTCTTAGCACCACCCCGAAGAGCGGCACGACGGAGGGTATGCTGGGCAGCAGCGCGCCCACCCTTAACGCCACGACCGAAGCCCTTAGCCTTGGAGGCCTTCAGGCCCTTCATTGCAGAGCGGACCTCGTCACCTCGAAGAGCACGGCCATAAGCCCGAGCACCGGAAGCAGCCGAAGCGCCAGCAGCCGAAGCTCTCTCTCTGGCCTTAGCGCCGAGATCGCGGGCCTGCTGAGGCACCTTCCCTGCACGAGCCTTGGCAGACTCGTATCCGCGCTTCACGGAATCGCGAGCAGCTGCGCCTTCAGCCTTGGCAGCCTCGCCCCAAGGGCCAGCTTCCTTATCCATCTCGTCCATGTAGGAACGAGCCATGTGGCGTCCGAGGATCTCGGCCTCCGCAAGCTTGGCGTGGGCCTCTTCGACCTCAGTGTCTTCGCCGATCTGTGCAGGAAGCACATCCTCGACATAGTGGTTGTACAGGTTGGCAAGATCGGTATCGTCCATAGAATCTAGGTCGATGCCCTCTGCTGCCGCCTGCTTCTCGAACAGATTAACAATTTCATCGTTCATGGCATTAGCCTCTTTTGTGGTTTCGTAGTCGTATGACTGGTTGTTAGAAATGAACGTGGAATAGAGCTGCTCGACAGTTTCCTGGTCGAGAGACTCGAGGTCCACGTCCTCGGCGGCAGCGGCTTTTTCGAAGAGACGGACAGATGCCGCCTTTTCCAAATCTTCAGCCGTGACGCCACGTGACTCAAGCTCCTCAAGGAGTGACATGGGTACTTTCTCCATAATTGGTTACAGTGTTTGTAGTTTGGGAGGCGGCGTCTTCGGGGGCGTACCCCTCTTCCGGCTGGCTCAATCCTAATCCGAGACCGGGCCAATAAGCAACATGTAGCAGAAGATTAGAGATGGTAACACTATCTTCTGCAGTTTTCACATCATCTTCTATAGAAGATGATGCAACGAAGCCTACCTTGACGGCCCCCAAATCGGGAGACTTTTCTATTAACCCAAGTCTGTAGGAATTGTAAAGGCGGGAAATGTCTTCCAGGCCATCTACTTCCCTCAGCGTGGGTAGTTTTGCATTATCCGCAACCTTCGTAATACGCATCCTGACTGCAGAAGGGGCAAAAGACCTCTGGGCCAAAAAAGGACTCAATAGATCAATAACTCTCTTCATCGCAGACTGTGGCGCATACGACTGTGCGTTGAACTGGGAAGATTCTTCGGTCAGTGGCAGTGATTTAAACACCTCACCTCTCTCGTAGAGAGAATTGGCCCTGGCCGGATCTATCTTCCTAATCATAATGTGTTGAAACTCCCTAGGACGCATTACTATCCCAATCCTGGCAGCTGCGCGCAAGTTAGTCCCTGGATTATCCGAAAGTTTATCGAGGATATGTCGTGGCAGTTCGGGGAGAGTGTCCTCTTGGCCGCGCACTATACTCATCTGTTTAGGGGAGGGAGCAGGGATCTTCTTCAGCATCTCTGCCCACTTAGGCATGCTGGCTGCTTTCGTTACATCCCCTACAAGAAGCTGGTCTGCCCTACTATTAAATAGAGTCTTTAGATAAGAGAGCTGGGCAGGATACACTCCATACTGTCGGACGAATAGATTCTTAGACAGCTGGTCCCATACCTCAAACTCGCCGGCAGACATGGTGCCTGTCTTAATTCTCTCCTGGGCCAACCTCTCCTGCATAAAATAACGAAGGCCTTCCCTTTCGAGGGAGGTCTGTGCCGGAATCAGACTCAGCACCTTGGATAGCTTCTCCTCCAGGACAAAGTCAGGGATCATGGGGGCAGGTGCTGTAACACTAGGTTCTGGTGCGGAGGCTACTTTGCCCATGGGGCGCACAAAAGGGTATATGGTCTGCGTGTACGCACGGTTTCCCTTCACCTGGTCAGTAACGTCGGACATAACCTTTGCAGAACGCTCCGCGCCAATAAACACAAAAGAATCATCAAAGAATCTAGGATAGTCATTATACACTCCGCAAATTCTGCCATCCGAGAGTAGCGACTTCATCCCGTAGGGAGGCATCGCTGTCTTGGATACGTGCTCGCAGTAGGTCGCAGGATTCTTCGCGATGTTTCCGCAGATGGAGCAGCGATCGTATGGGACTTTACTGCCCATAGAGGAGTCGGGGAACTCTCCGGACTTAATTCTCTGGTAGATGTGTCCGGCTCCCAGCTTGCGGCACATCTCCTCTACTAACTCTGAGACCAGGATTACTCTTTTCATCCTATCGTCCCAGAAAGCACCAAGAATATATCCGTATGCTTTGTTGGGGTCTTTATTTACGTGGTGCCTAAATCTGTGTGCATTGTAGAAAGTAGAGTAACCCCAAGCTAAGGAGCCCCATCTACCTGCGGACTCCACCGAGTTGGCGGCCCTTCTCCTGGCATCAATATCCCAAACTGGGATATCTTCGAACCCTGGAGGGGCATGCTTGAGGCCATCTTCCCCAAACCAGTCACCTCGTAGGTTGAATCCTACGTACTCTCCAGCACCTAAGGCAGAGTTAACTAAGTAGAGTCGTCCGGGCTGTGCCTCTAGAGACTCAATTAACTCCATGACTTCTGGAAGGTGTTCTCCAGATGCGGTCTTACACAGGCCCTCGGTATTCGAGAGACCGTGAGTAGACCCCGGCTCTACCAGGTGGATTAGGGGTCGACCTGATTTTGAGGATCCAGAGTAGTGGGAGTACTTGGTTATCACGCGCTACTTCTTGCCTCGGAGTGTCTGTCCGGGGGACATGTCGCCTGGGTAGGCTAGTCTTCCCACGGCCTGAACACCTTGCTGCCCCAGGTTAGCTGCTCCAGCTCTCGAAGCCTCTTGAGCAGCAGTAAGGGGCATCTTGGATGCTCCAGTAACCAGCTCTCCGACCAAAGCGGGGTCGTATCGCGGAGGACTAGACGGGTCGTCTGGATCCATCCGGTTCTGCATGACACCGTCTAGGATAGTCCCTGCGATCAGGGGATCCTTGGAGTAGGTGGGATTTAACGTCCGCAGGGTCTTAAAAGCCATTCGGAGGTTAGGGTCTTCGGCATCGCCCAGTTGAGGATTGACGCTCAACACGCGGTTGAAGTCGCGATTAAACGTCATAGACGATAGTGCTCGCTCGGCCAACTCAGGACCTTTTGCGCCGACGTATGCGAGGCCTGGCGCTGCTAAGGCCATCCCTCCCAGCATGGCAGCATTCCGGCCGGGGTCTTTACCAAAGAAAGCGACCTTCTCGGCTAGGTCTTCTGCGAACTTCTCAAGCTCTACCAATTCTTCTTGGGAGATCTCTCCTCTAGAGAATGCCTGATACGCTTCTGCAGGAACTTCAATCTTACTCATGTCTGTGTCCTCATGTTTCTGGAGCCTACAAATAACTCTGTTGTGGTAAGTGAGATGTCACGCCCTTATCTAGGCCTTTCTTCGCACCCTTAGCTGCGGCGTACAGTCCAGCACCTCCAACGGTAGTGCCTCCGACGGCAGTTAGCGCTGCAGCCGGAGCTCCAATAGTGTTGGCTAGTCCCTTATACCCGCCCTTAATTGCGCCTCCGGCAGCGCCGACTACGGCTCCAGTTCCCTTACCTACGGCCCCGAGAGCTTCACCAGGAGCTGCCTTGAGCCACTGTGCTCCTCTCTTGATGCCTGCTTTTGCAAGTTGCAGCCCTGCAACCTTCACATCCTCATCGAGGCGAGATCTGAGGCGGCGCATTCGCTCACGCTCGGTCATAGAGACCCTCAATCTCTTTATTGAAATACTCTTTATTTCTCATGAGCTCGTCTAGGGTAATCTCTAAGTGGGCCCTCTCTGTAGCTAAGGTAGCGACTTTGGAGAACCTTCTAGGTAGGGGGTGGTCCGGGTTAACGTCTGCAAGCCTGGACTCGGTATTCACCCTCATGCCAGTTACTCGGTCTACTGCAGAAGCGACCTTCTCGGCAACAATCGTTGCAGTCTCCTGCGCACATCCAGGGTCGACATCATCCCACTCCATGCCACTGAAGCATGCGTGCAGGATGTCTTCAACAGAGTACCCCTCTTTATAGACAGAGAGGGCTTCCTTGATCAGGTCACCCATAGCCAGATCAGAGGCGGTCTTGACTCCAGAGATGCTGTTCTCGACAGAGCTTGTAGCTTCTTTGAGGTCTTGACGCAGCCGGCGGACATCTCTAGTAGGATCGGCCCAGTTATCTTCTGGTGCCTCTGCCTGCTTCATTAGCTCAGTAAAGGCATTAGCAGGTTGAAATTTCGGCTTAGTATAAGATGCGACTTTCGTAGTCATAAGACTTTCGTCCTCCTCTGACATAGACCCTCTCTTCTCAGAGATAGAGGCTACTTTAGTAGCTCTTAACATCTGAGCGGCAGTAAGTGCATCCGGAGGGTCAAAAGAAATATACCTATCTGCCCCAGAGGCTGCCTTGTGCATTCTCTCATACGCATCATGATACGTCATCTCGCAGATACGTCGAACGTGCTCAGATGTAAGGTCATGAGGCGCAGCAGATGCAGCCTTGACAACCGCCTCTGTTAGCGATGTCCCATTTGATAAATGGTCTGACACAGCTACTTGGGCCATGTCCCGTAGGGTGTCTCTTGTGATTCTAGGACCAAACATGCCCAACTCGAGGAATGAATTTTGACTAATCATACAATGAAAATACCAGAGGCGGCCAGATTACTCGGAGTAACTGACCGCACAGTGAGAAACTATATCAAGCGGGGCCTCTTGTCGAGGCAACGAAAATCAAGAACCCCATTATTAGACCCCACAGAAGTAGAGGAGCTTCGGCTAGATCTACAATCCTCCGAACCAGTCCTCTCTAGGAAAGAGTTTATACACCTAAGAGCCAAGGTGCGCAGACTGGAATCCCACATGGAAGTAGTCCTACGGATCCTAGACACGAGAAGTCAACCTTTGGAGTTAAAAGAGGACTATGCACGGGAGATGTATGGCCTTGCGGTTGCTCACCTAAAGAAGAGCTCTTGGGAGATTGCCGAGATTAAGCCCTGGATAGAGGTATTTGAAAGGCTCGACGAAGAAGACTTCTCCGTCCTCGCCAAAGCATCCGATGATGCCAAGGCCTGGCTGGTGTTCCTGCGCCTAAACGTAAGCATGACTTCGCACGTCGTGAGTGACTCAGACTACACATCCTCTCTAGATTTACAGACCCTGCATAAGATGCTGGTCGAGGGACGGCGCAGGATGCGCATATCAGCGTTTATCTATGCAGAAATGGCAGGAAGCATAGAGGCTGATCTCTCCCGGTATGGCTTCGCGGACGCCCCCAAGTCTTCAGTAGATACTCTCTTCTCTGAAGTACTAAAAAAGTAAGAAAAGTTGGCATAAAAACTCCGCTTAGCAACCATTAACCGAACAAAGGAGGGGCTATGGGAACCGCAAGTAAGATAGTAAGTCTATCTCTCGAGCCAGGAGTCAAAGACCTGGTGGAAAAGATGGTCAAAGAACAGCTATCAACGGCAGTAAGTGAGAGTACTGATGCCGAAGTCCAAGAACTCAAGACGAGGATTGCCTCTCTAGAGAAGAAACTATCGTCTGAACACAGGCGTGTCTCCAATATGCTGGGCCGAGTGAAGTTCCTCGAGGGACTTCCATCTGACTTCCCCAGCCAATTGATCGACTTCGCTGAGAGACTCAGCAGAGTTGAAGAGGCAGATCCCGTAGACATCGGGAAGGAAGTCGAAGATGTCCTCGCGAACATGCAGGACGATATTGATCGAACAGGGGACCGAGCAGAGAGCCTGTCCCAATCCCTGGCCCATGCGTGGGATGTAGTGACTAATGCGCTACAGGCGGTGGGAATGTCCCCACTACCTGCTGTGCGACGCGCACCAACCAAGTGGCCTCGAGTCGATAGGCTCTAATACTCTAAAATAGCCTAAAAAGTAGGCATAAAATAGATGCGGAAGGGATCTACCCTGGACGTATTCACACACAAAGGAGAAGCTATGAAGGGTTACACCTCATACAAGAATTTCACCAACAACGGGTTGGGCCTCGGCCCAACCGGAACCCACCTGCTTCACGGCGGGATCGTGGCCGGCGGCGTCTACGCTGTCGGTAAGTACGCGGATGTCGAAGCCCTCCAGGTATGGTGGGCTCCGCTCGCAGGCGGGTTGGCCGGCATTCTCGGATCGATCATCGTGGACAAGATGCTCATGGACGACCTCCAGAGCTACGAGCTTTTCGAAGCTCGCGTCATGAAGGAACTCTCGCGTCACGACGAGTGGACCAACAAGGGTTGGACGCTCGACGAGGGACGCTTCACCGAGGCCTACACGGCCGAGGTGAACAAGATCCTGAAGTCGGCAAAGGCCATCAAGGCCAAGAAGCCCGAAGAGCAGCTTGCTCCTACTGGCTGATGTCACCCGATGCTCGGAGTGGGTCCTCTTCGGAGGGCCCGCTCCCTGCATCACCCATTTAGCTTTTTAGGTGCCCGTCTATTCCCGAACTTGGCAGGATAATGTCGGGACGAGGATGATCAATCATCGAGGCAAGGAAACAGAGGACTAGAGAGTGGTAAGCATCGTCCGTGGTGCTCGGCGACTTCTTATACTCAGTCATACGCGTTCGCTCATTGTACTCCGAGAAGATGGAGAGCATATCGGATGCGTAGGAGCTGAACTCAGACCACTTAGGGAACCTAAAGACAGTGCGTCTCTTTAAGCAGTTAAATACCGCACTCATGACCTCGGACCTGTGCACCAAGAATCGACCCTTTCCGGAGTCGTACTTAAGTAAGGTCTTGGGAGTAGAGTACTGATATCTAACAATCTTCTGCGACCCGAAGGAACGCAGAAGTTCATCGTTGGGCCAGTAACCTCCACCGTAGTCAACCCCGACTCGGGATATCTTAAACGTAGAGATGAACTTCTTTATCTTCTCGATCTGAGCTCGCGGCTCCGACTCGGCACCGCTGAACCTATGCACGAAGAAGACACGGAAGAACCCATCCATATAGGTCGCTAGAGTTAGCACCGTATAGGAGTTCGTACTGTCTTGTCCCCAGTCAATGCCGGCATAGATCTTATTGCAGAGCAGCTTCCCCTGAATCTCTTTGATCGCTTCTGCTGCCATGCTGAAGTCTGGATCACAGTTGTCGTATACATCCTGGCGAGTAAGGGGCCTCTGTCCAGAATCGAAGCTCATCCCCAAGACCTCATTGTAGAACTTGGCTCTTGGGTACGCGTTGTACTTAGTTAGAATATTGGACCACTCTGCCCAGGGAACCATCAACTGGGGAACTCTGTATCCCTCGAAAGTATCGTACTTCTGGTTAGGGGTAGCAGTTCGAACCCACTGCGCCATAGGATGTGCGGGGTCTATCCTATGGCCACATCTATCGCAGATAAGACTATCGATGCCGATGTTCTTCTCTCCCAGGATGTTCCAGTGCCAGGAACCAGGAGTCTTGGGCGTCCCGTGTCTATCGCACGGTACCGCCCACTCATTCTTAGTCGAGTAGTTATCCCAATAGTGCTGAATAGGATTATCTAAGGACTTCGGAGTCCCTGAGTAGATAAACCACTTGAACGGGGAGTGGGACGCGGCCTCTTCAATGACAGGGATGTTATCAAGCAATAGGTCCTGAAACTCGTCCATGCAGATCAGATCTGCAGAAAGTCCACGACATCTATCCGCGTTCAAGAATGCGTATCTAAGCGTTAACTGGCTTCTATTGATGGCCTTCTTCTCGAAGACGTTGTCTGTCAGGTGGGCAGGGAACCAGGTCTTCAGGTCCGGACAGGTCTCAAGAGTCTCCTTGATTCGTGTCTTAGAGAACTCCTTAGTCTGTGTACTAGAGGGAGAGACATACAAGATCTTGAAGTGAGGGATTAGACAGGCGTACGCCAATGCCTTGTTTCCCAAAGTGGTGCTCTTCTCTACCTGCCTTCCGCACATAAGGAGCGTTCGGGTACTCGAAGAGTCATAGATGTCCCTAAGGTACCTACGCTCATCAAATGAGAAAGGCACTAAGGATCGAGTATGGGCGTCTGGCATTAAGACCGTAGTCTCTACAAACTGAGAGGGGGAGACTTTAAGCCTCCGGTCATCCGCTCCTTCTGCTGAGACTATGTCTTGGTCCAATGGAGCGGACCACTCCCACGAAGCCCCATCAAAATTGGTGTCTACCGGCATGTTTTGAGCCTCAATAAAAACCCTACTTTACTCGTCATAAGTGTGTTGCCCGAACATAACACAATAACACACAAAGGAGGATCGGGATGGGTGACGCAATTATATCAGGGTATGAAGTAAGGAAAGTAATGGGCCATGAAAAGTGGCTAAAGCTGGTGCATCTGCAGGACGAGAGTCTGCGGAGGCACACACTGTCTGTCGGGATCGGAGACGACCCCGTGAGGATGTACAGCGAACTCATCCGTAGAGCCACTCCAGGCACTACAGTTGTTGGAGAGGACTTGAGTAATCTCAAGAAGTTCTCCAGCTGGAATACCCGATTCAGTGGCGTCGGTAAAATCCGAGGTCATAGCGTCACCTACTCAACCTACTTCGGTGTTCAGGTCTGGGTGTTTCTCGAAGTAGATCTGGATGTTGGGCAAAGAAACATCACCGCTCTCATCGGAGAGAGCAAGACTGAAGTCATCAAAGATGTCGACGACCTGGAGAGCCTTTGGGAGGGCTCTCTTCAGGGCGCACGAGAAGATTGGTGCTTCGGGAGTATATGGCCGGTAGAATACGACAAGAGGATGAAGAAGCATGTCGTCGTCGACCGATCAATCCAGGCAACCACCCCCGAGCCTCCAGTGGGTTCCGAAAGCAGTGCAGTCGTTCAAGCGTGCACTACTGGGTGATCTCTACGCCTGGGATCTGGTGCCGCAAGTGGACCCCCTTCAGTGGGTGTTCCACTTGCGGCTCCACCGGAGACTAAAGAAAGAAGAGATTTCTCTTTTTAGGTCCATCCTCAAGGCATGGTGCGACGCGAATGATGCGGTCTATAAGAAGTCTCTTTGGGACAAGTGGGACTTCAAGGCCCTCATTCTTATCAAGGGCCTAGGTCCTCTAAAGGACAATAGCCCTTATGAGGACTAGCGGAAGTAGTACGAGTTAACTAAGTCTCGTGCCCACTTCCTCTCTGCGGCTCGCTGCTGTCTTCGAGTAACTGGAAGGCCCTTAAGGCTGGCACCTAAAAGTCCGCCACTACCTGCACCGATAGCGCCGCCTATAAGGGCACCCTTAAGTCTGTCTTCATCATTCATCATGGCACCTGCTCCAGCACCGACAGCTCCTCCAGTGAGGGCAGCAATCGCAGGAGCGGACCCTTCTTTCCAAAGAGGGTGCTCAGAGAGAAGACCTTCGTATGCAGCTAGTTTATCCATCACAGTTCTCCTAAGCAGACATCAACTAGGTTGAGGAAGCCTACAGTATAGTGGTCGTAATTAAAGAACGGAGATCCAACGACACCCTTAGCAAGGACCCCTAGAGACTCTACCTCCGGCACATATGCTGCGCTGAATTGGGTAGTTCCTCCAAAGTGACTCTCAATGATCTCCGCGAGGAAGTCTCTGAAGTCTGGCTTCTTTACATCGAAGAACTGGTAGATAAGGTCGTCGCCCTTAGCCACGATCTCTACTCTGAAGTTATTGCCTCGGTACTCTGCTCTCGGATGAGGAACGATGTTTACTTCGTGTCCTTGTACCGACTTGTCCGGGTCTTCCATAAATGCGGGGGTGCTCATCTTCTCTCTCACTTCTCAGCTATGACAGATACCGACACATCAACAGTGTTGTTATCTCCCCATAGAACTAGGTTACAATTTGCGCCGTAGGCCATGATCTCAATGGTGTACTTGCCTACGGTCCCGATGCCTACTTGATAGTCAACCGCAGTGTACGTAACGGGGATCGAAGTGCGATCTGCTTCGTACTCACGACTCCAGTCGGTTGTGGTGTCCTCATCCGGATCGGAAGAGTTGCTCCATCGAGGGGCGATATTCAAGACAGTGGCAGTGCCTGGGTCTGCGACATCGACAACTACCTTGATAGTCTCAAGCCCGGCCAGTCCACTTACAGAGGCGGCCGTCCACTGAGATGCGGTAATTGCGTCGGCATAACCTGTCTGGGTCGTAATAGCGCCATCATCTGTGCCACTCCACAGCTCTTCCGGTAGTCCGGCAGCATCGTTGTAGTAGATAACCGCCATCCCCGAAGAGTTGACCGAGGTCGATACTGTGCTTTGCGACAGGTTGTTGTCGGACATGAAGTCGACAAGGTCGGTCTCAGATCTAACGGTTTTGCACTTAATACTCATTTGAACTCCTTTAGCTCTGGGAACCGGAAGTTAGAATCTCATCTCGAGTTCTATCACTAATCGATCCTGTCGGAGCTAACTCTAACAGACTCGGAGGGGACGGTTTCCCATGCAGAACCTTAAACTTCTCGAACTTCTTGAGGGTCTCCTGCAAAGCAGTATCCCCTGCCTGTACTCTTTCATCAATCCTAGCCAAGCCTCGGGCCAGGCCAGTTAGCATCTCTACCTTCTTTGCGGAGAGAGGCAAGGTCTTAGTCTCCAAGAATGTGTGATAAAGCTCGGACTGAACCTCGAGCATGATCTTCTTAGAGTCTATTTGCTTCTGTACCCCAATCCGGTACATGGCGACTTCAGGACCGCAGAGAACTGCCAGAGAATACGAGGACCTAGATGCCGCTGTTCTCTTGGTAGAGTCCCTATCTATGTAATGGGCCCAGTCACTGAGCCCCATTACATCTGTATTCCAGAAGTAGTGTTTATACTCTGAGAGCGCTACATCACTTACTGGAGTGCCCAGTTTTGCCAATCTATGGGATGCCTCTACGAAAGAGACGTTACCTAAGATCAGCCTCTCGACATGCTCCCGAAGCCTCGGATCCGTAAGGATCTTATCTCTCATCTCCAGAGTACCCTTGTCAGGATGCACAATAGAGTAGAGGCGCTTTTTCTTTAGCCATGAGGTAGAGGGTCTATGGCTCTTCTCCCAAGGTCGGAAGTCTTTCGGCTGGTCTTTAAGATCATCCTTACAGAAGTCGATAACTCCAGGAGTGACTTTGGAAATCCCGTGGAGCTCTAACGTACTGTTCACCGAGTCCTGAGAGATATCATCTCCCAGAATCAGTAAGTACTTAATGAAAAACTCTGCGGGGTGTGCCACCTTAACTCCTACCTAAATGGATCCGGACCGTGGGCGAGGGGTGTTGGTTCATAAGGCCCAGGTCCGTGCTTTCGCTTATATGCTTTCGCACGGTTTGCTCGAATCTTGGTCTTAGCAACTCGTACCGCCTGTTCCCTTTGGGCCTTGGTTGGGGATTTCCCTCGGGCCCCGGCGGTGGCCCGGTGGATCAGGCGGGATGCGCCAACACCTACGCCAATAGCACCTGCCGCCCCCAAGACATTAAGGGCGAGACTACGCTTCTTCTTCTCGTCGGAGGCAATCTTCTCTACCTCCATAACGAAGAAATATAACTGTTCTTTATTCATTCTTATCTCCCTCTACGTCGTAAGACACCGCTGAGACGATCGAATACCCGTCGAGTCTTACGGCCGGCGCGGAAGGCGCGAGATCTGAGCTGCTGCGTCCTCTGCACCTGACCCATGCTCGCAACTGCAGTGGCTCCAGGAGAGCGTTTGGAAGCTAGCTGGGCCAGAGACTTACCTGGTGCGCCCATCTGCAGCTGCTTCGTGTAAGAAGGTAGGGCTGCCTCTTTAGCGAAGAAATATATCTGGTCCGGATCAATCACGTCGAGCTCCTATACTGCATACGTTTTCAGGGACTTCAGTCCGCTGATCACGTCTTCTAGTGCAAACATCGCTCTGACTGCAGCTGTCTTCGGGACTGCCTGAAGCCCTAGCTGTGAAGCCAAGACGAGAGAGGCGAGCTTAGTAGAGACATCCTCTAGGTGAGGAAGGTTCTCTACGAACGTCTCTACATTCTCAGGATTGAGAAAGTTAAGCGCCAACACAGCATCTACAGAGGCGATATCCACCATCGCAGAGGCTTTCTTATCGAAGGTAATGGCGGCCATTTCCTTGAGAAGATTGACTCTCTTAGGGAGTTCAATTTCCCCCATGTCAGCTGCGGCTTCTTTGTTAGCCGCTTCAATCACTTCTGCATGCCCACTTAGGGGACGGAGACCGAAGATCCGAGTGGGCTCTCCACTACTGGCTGCCTTCTCGAGTAGCGCGGAGCTCAAGTTCTGAGGAACTCCTGCAGCGGCCAACCAGAAGACACCGTCTACCCAGTCGTACTCTCCGCTTCCCACCTTCTCAAAGACGGGGCCGGAGAGCTTACAGCCTCCTGCCCAGGCACGGATCTCTGCCATTGTGTCATAGGACTGAGCCTGTGCGGTCTTCATGCCTTCTTCTCCGCCAGCAAGCTGTACGGGGTTGTCCAAGGGCATGAACTTAAAGTCCGCAGGAATGACAATCTCCTGGGGAGAGGTAGCAACAGGGGAGGCAATTCCTTCAGAAGGAAGGATTCTAATGTCGTTGCCCATAGTGTCTTGGGCAGCAAAGTAGCTCTTACCTTCGATATCTACCTTGGTGATGATGTTGTAGGGGACCGTGGCAAACACGCCCTTATCATTGACCTTCACAAAGATGCCGAGCCCTCTCATATTGGGGGCATCAGGGACGGGGAGGTTAGTGTTCACGCCTACAAGCGCACCCATAATGGTGGGCTGGATCGCATACTGACTGCCGTTAGTGAACACGGACATCGAGGAAGGCTGTCCCGTAACGGGGTCAAACACTCCGGGAATCACATACCCGATGAGCTGCTTACCTGTAGTTGCGTCCGTAACTTTGTAGAGTCCAAACGCTGCGGCTGGGCCCATCTGCTCACTCATAGGATCAGGGGCGGCCTCTACATTAGTAACCGTACCCGCACCTTGCTGATCAGCAGCTTGGAGCATCTCGGGAGGGACCGACTGCTGGGCTTGCTCTGCAGATACTTGCTGCTGCTGGGGAGCCATTCCCTCTGGAGCAGCGGAGTACTTAATGATGTATCCGTACCCATTGGGTCGCACCTGAACTACATCCATACCTGCGGTGAATGAGGCAGCAGCGGCAGAAGCAAGCTTCTCCGTGCTGCAGATAGGTTGAGATGTGAGGCGATCAAGACACTCCATGACCGAAGCATTCTTCTCAATCATCCTCCGGACCTGGGGGTCTCGGAACGTAGTATTGAAGCGCTCAAAGTCGGTCTCGTTTAGAGTGCCCGAGATCTGCTCGCATAGTGAGGCATATTTGTTGTCCATTTTTCGTTCTATCCTCTTTAGTCGGCCGCGAGTCTCCGCGTGCCTGGAGGTCTCCTTCATCGCTTTTAGTGCTGCCTTAGCTTGAGCACTTCTATGGATAAAGTCGGCCAGCTCGGGATCGATATTACCTTTACGAAGTATTCGCTTGGCCTGTGCAATGTTTCCTTTGTCGATAGCCCGGGCCAACAAACCTACAAGTCCGCCTCCTAGGGCCCCTATTAACAGGCCAATTAGCACAGCCCCAGCCTTGCCCTTTACGGCATGCGGTAACGCAACCAAACCCCCCATGATGCCTCCGATCAAGGCACCAGTCCCTCCGGACGCTAGGAGGTCGGAAGGCTTTTCTTTTGCCTTCGCGTTCAAGTACGTGACGTACGCTTTCCTTCTAGAATTGTAAGGGATGGCGGCATTCATCATGCGCTCATCATCCAGGGCGGCCCCCGTTATCTTCGCTTCTTTATCCATTAGTTTCTCCGCCTCCGTATTCATTAACTTGCTCATTTGGATCTCCTAAACCAGTTTAAAGGGTTCAACCCTTGCCTGGTTCCTCTAAGGAAGTCCGTCTCTGAAGCTCTTCGAAGCTGCGACTCTGACAGCTCCTTAGCTGCTGCTGCTGTCTCTCGCCTATGGCTGGATAGTCGAGAATCCACATTCTTTAAGACGGCAGAAGAAGCCTCGTCAACTTTGTCGCCCACATACTTGGTAGTCTTGTCTGAGAGTTTCTTGGCAAACGGGATAGCGAGTTTCTTGGCTACGGCCGTACCGGCCAAGCCAACCCCTGCACCTACTCCGGCATCCATAGCCACATCTCCCCACCGGTCCTTGGACCTCTTCGCATACTCCCCTGGGGAGATCTTACCTGCCCGGAGAGCCTTCATATCCTGTCGCATCTCTTTTCTCTGCCCCAAAGCAGTACTCAAGCCGACCCCGGACCCTATAATGGCAGGGGCAGCTACATAAGGAGATAGCCACGAGCCTTCCTTAATGCTGCGATCGAGGTCACTGAGGATAGCCAGGTTTCGCCCGGTATCGTACTGCTTACCTGCTCCTCCTGCAGCCAACACCCCGCCTGCCGCTAAAGCAGGGGCAGCACCTCTTGAGTAGAGATCCTTAGTAGTCCTCCCTGCCTCCGTAGCGGCCTGAGCCAGTCTCCTCCGAAGTGGGCCTCCTTTTAGGGCTCCCTTCGTTCCTCCAATAACTATGCCCGTTAGGGTGGGAGCAACAATTCCCCCACCTACTGCACCTTCGGCCATAGCGCGCATCCTCCTATTTCGATGCTCTTTGGCGGTTACTCCGGCCTGTTCTGCCTGAACTCCTGCAAGTGTCGCCTCTACACCCATAGGGTCAATGCTACTCACGAGGTCCTTCAGCCTGGCGGCTGCGGTTTTAGTTCTCTTTTTCTTTGGATAAAATGCTCCTACGGCAGTCTCTCCGACTCCGATAGACCTCTCTACATTTGTCGGCAGCAACTTTTTATCTCTGAGAAGTTTAAGAGTATCTGGCCCAATGTTTCCTTTGGCGAGTTGTCCAGCTAGCGTCGAGACCCCTTCTCCTTTCTCAAGGATAGAGCCTCCTACAGAATCGAGCGCTTGAGCGGAGGACAGCTTGGCGTGTTCTCCTGGCTCCCAAGACTCACAGACGAAGTTACTTTGGCAGATAAACTTGTACTTATCGCAGTACCCTGCACCTTCGTCATCCGTACGAAAGAACCTGCAGGAGCCGCACTTCTGCTCGCCCGACATAGTCGGTCCGTACTCGGGAGCATCTCCCTCTGCTGCAATCTTTTCGTAGAACGGAAGCATTAAGCCAATCCTGCTACTGCCTTAGGCTTGTGGTATCGATAGCCCTTCTTCTCCTTAGAGAGGAGAAGGAAGAGGCCAGGTGATCTTCTATTGGATCGGGCAGCTCTAATTTCGGAACGCATAGGGCCTGCCAATGCCTGCCGAAGCTTTTGCTGGTTCTTGATCTTACCTAGTTTCTTCGCCAGGGTCTTGTGAACTCCTACGACGAACTTGGTTCCGGGGACTGGGAAGAAGAAAAGGTCCATCGGCACAATGCCGGGAGCTAAAGGAATCTTGACTCCCTGCATCACCATGTTGCTTGGGATCCGACGACCTGCATCGAAGTTCAGAGGAACCATCGCCTCTTTCTCCAACTCAGCGCTCTTCTGGGACTCCTTCCCGTGCTTTACGCCAGTGAGGTACCCTCTTCGTCCTCCAATAACGTAGCCCGTTCGAAGACCCTCTTTCTTGCCCTTCTTCTTACCGACAGTGTGTCCTGCACCTACACCTGCAGCAACGGCACCTGCAGCTAGAAGACGGCCTTTGGTACTGGCAGCCTTCACGCCCATCTCATTCAGGCCCAGCTCAGCTCTCTGGCCCTCTCGAGTATTGCGCTGCTTAGCCTGGACTGCAGAGTTGATTCCGGCGATGCCTGCTCCAGTCGTCGCACCAGCAAGTGCGCCTCCCTGGGCAGCTACGAGTCGATTCTTCCAGCCGCCCTTTCCTCTGATCGCTCCCTTCGTGGCACCGATCGCAGCACCGGCCAGAGTAGGAACAACACCTCTGCGCACTTCTTGCTCTGCTCTCTCTTTAGAAGAGAGGCCCCGCATATACGCGTCCTGCTTTTCAGTTCTCTTTAGGTTAGACAACGTTGATAGTTGACCAGCGCTCATATCCGCCGGGGCAGATCCTGTCTTGATGCCTGCTGCCGCTGCACCCCCAATTACACGACCAAACCCTTGTCGCTGCTGGTAGGGAGGATACAGCTGATCGACCATAGACTTCTGAGTCTTAGGCTGGTTCGCCGGCCCATCAAACAGGGCAGGATTCATCATCGCGGCATCAATTCTCTCCGCAGTAACGGGATGGATTTGCCCGCCAATCTCAAAGGTATGGAAGGGCTGAAGCAGCCTATCCGCTACGATCAGAGGAATCCTAATGATGTTCTCTGTATTCTTAGACTCGGTAGCTGCTCGGGGATCATTCTTTGACAAGATCGTGGCGTGCCCAAACGCGAACCCCGCCTCGGGCTCCACTCGCTGCATCGCGATATCCACGTCGTACTTACTCAAGAAGGGAAGCTGCTTGTAGAGCTCGGACAGGATGTGTGACGGCCATTTCTGATCGTCATCCGGCATCTTGGCGACAGAGGCCTCTTTCTCGAAGAAGGCATGAGGATCAACGTCCGGTAGAAATAGTAAGTTGCTTGTGCTCATCTGTTTATCCTCAAGTAATCGTAGTCGAAGTTCCGGTCCCAGTCCCACTACCTACTGCGTAGGTCTCTGCAGGAGAGACCCCAACGGGAGTTTGGGCAGTTACCGTAGAGACTGAGGTAACAACCAGCATGTTTGTAGTTATATGCGTAATCACAGCTTCAGCGATAGCCTCAAAAAGCCAGTCCAACTGGTCTTCCATGTTATCTGCGAAATCAGTGTTCTTCTGCTTGACCAGGTCCTTAATCTCTTTGGCGAGAGATGGAGTGCCTGCATTCGCGGTTCCTGGAGACATCGGCATCACTCACTCTCCAGGGTATTGGATAGGTAGGGGGCCCCCGCGCCGACTGATTCTATGACGCTCGCTACAAATTCATCAGTACTGGGTGTAGGTATTCCTAGGCCCTTAAGTGCTACGGAGATCTCTGTTAGGGATAGGGCTAAGTCCGATATGAGGGAGTATCCCCTCGTGACAGGCTCTGTAGAGCCCTGACTACCTGTAGTGATCAGTACCTTCTTTGCACCTGCAGCCTCTGTATTTGTAAAGGGAGTAGAACTGCCAACTACGATCTCTACCCATTTAGAAGATGCATCGATCTTCACAGCCCCCTCAGTCTCGAGCTGGAGGTCGCCCTCTCTATCTATCCCTAATGACAAAGACTTCTCAAGTTTGTCTTCGGATACGGTCTCATCCTTAAAGACGGTGAGGTCAACAACTGTGGCACTCGGGTTCACAGCCTTAATCGTCTTGGTCTTGACTGTGATCTCTTGTCCGGGGATAACGCTTACGACATCCTGTCCCTCTACTTTCTTGCTGGTAGAGGACAAGGTGTACTTAAATTCTGTTTCTTCCTCGGTCTGCTTTTCTGCATCATCCCCAGACTGAAGGGGGAGAACTTCTCCAGTATTTCCGAGCGTCAATCTGACGCTGTGCCCTGGGTGCTCTGCAAACTCTTTGGCCTTAATCTGGAACCTAGTCCCCATTAGCCCGTCGCCGCTCTCCTCACGACGCAGGTTTCTCCAGTCCAGAGACCCTCCGAAGGTTTGTACCTCGTATGTCTCTGCGATGTTGAGAATTCTATTACGGGGCGGATCGAAGATTATCTTAGATAGCGGGGTTCCTCGTAACTCTACTACTCCACCTCTGCGGAGGGCGAGGCCGTTACCGTCTCTCGTCAGGAGAGCTAGATCTCCTGGATTTAGGAGAGGGCGGTTCATATCGAACGACCCTGGCTGGGAGTCTGCGGACGCGTCTTTAACTATGCTAGCACCCGACAGTAGCAGGAATGCCGTATCTTCAGAATCAGAAGGCACACAGACCCAGACGAAGCAACCGACCTCTGGCATGTAGTGAATCCCCTCCCCACCCGCAGCATGCGAGTAGAGGGAAGGAATCCGCACATTCATCATCGGCTTGTTGGCCTGTTTACAGTACACCTTGCACAGCCACCTAGACGGAGACACTTCAGTGACTCTGCCCTGGTAGATGCGAGTAGCGCTTGGACGCGCCGGTGCTGCTGCGTTTCTGCCCATGATCCCTACTTCTTGTTACCTAGTGCGTATGCACCGCCCAGTCCGGTTGCTGCGCCACCGCCTACGATAGTCCCGCCAATGGCCTTGTTAGAGACGTTCTTACCAAACATCTGGACTCCCTGCCCGCCCTTACCGGCCTTCATGCCTAAGCCTCTAAGTCCCCCGCTGGCCTTAGATCCAAGGCTAGTCAGTGCCTTTCCGGCATTGGATATGACGGCACCCCAAGCTGTTTTGTCCAGCTCATGGAATGCCTGCAGGTATGCTTCTGGCATCTCCCCAGTACAGGTTCCATAATTCTCTAGTAAATACTCCGCACGCTTTTCCATAGCGTGCTGCTCTAGAGCGACCTCATATGCTGCGATTTTGTCCACGATTAACCTCCGAAGAACCCAGAGAACATTCCTCTCTGGGGAGTTATAGGTGCAATTGATTTTATAGTCGGCTTACTTGGTATCTTAACCGAAGTCGGTACTGGTAAAGAAGGCTCTAGGCCAAACTCTGCCCCATGGGCGAGACCCGGTATAGGATGTCCATGGATATCCGATTTCCAGTTCTGTGCCGACCCCTCAATAAAGGTATCCTTAAGTCTCTGATAGTTTAGGCGAGCCATCCAGTCTTCCTGACCGGACAAGGGTACTTTATCAAGTGGCTTGAGGACAGGAGTATGTTTCACTTCTGGCAGCCCTGCAGCCTTCAGTTCCTTGTTGCGCTCCTCTACTTGAGAGAGGGGCATTAACTGTCCGCGTAGCAGTCCTTCCTGATCGGACCCACTCGTCACGCGAGTGACATTTGTCATCGCTTTGACTACCACTTCAATATTTCTTCTCCGCTCATTCCCTGTGCTCTCTGTGTACAGCTTATCCAGCTCAGTTGTCAGGTGGTTCCTTACAGAGTTGATATTGTTAGTGATCTTAAGGATGTCATGCGGATTGCTTCTTCCTGAGGACAGCGGATCTGCTTTCTTGACTCTCGTACCTACTCGAATATGAGCCAGAAGGGGCGTGGTGTGGGGAATAGTGTGAGACTTCCCGTCGATAAGGACTTCCTTACCTCCTAGAGGATCTGTCGTAATCTTCTGAACAGTGCCAGAAACTAGCGCCAAAGTAGCGGAGCCTCTCAGCTTGAGGGGAACCTTAAACAGGTCTTTGGCTCCTGCGTAATAGTCGGTCACCCCCGTCCCAACACCTCCGGTGTGGAAGGTCCTCATCTGCATTTGAGTAACGGGCTCTCCAAGGGCGTGACCTGCGATGACGCCCACGTTTGTGCCGTTGGCATACAGAGACCCCCGCTCATTGAGGCCGTAGCACGTAGCG